CTTGGATGCCGGCCGCCTCCGCAAAGTCGGTGCCGTCTGCGCCGAAAAATTCGAGCCCACCTAGAACGTCGGCCGATTGAACGACCGTGTACGTGTTGGGCGTCGCGCCCCGGCTCTTGAAGAAGGTGTTTTTGGGGCCGGTCAGGTCGTTCGCCCAATAGAACCATGCTACGGGAGCATCTGTATTCGTATCGTCGCCGACGTGCACCTGAAGCGGGGTATCGTTGAAAGTCGGCGTGATTGAACCCGCCTTCCCCGTCAGCGTGACGACACCGTTCGTGTCGATGCGCATCCTTTCGGCGGCCGATCCTGTTTCAAACTTGATGGCGTCGGACGTGCCGACACCGGACGTGCTTTTGAGCGTCAGGGTCGAGGACACAGCCTCGCCGCCGACGACGCTCGGCGTCACGATGCTGTCGAACTCGTCAAGATTGACCCTCCGCGAGTTGCCAGCGCGGATGGCATAGCCGATGTCCCCAGAGGCAATCGCTCCGCCATCCGTAAGGCTCGATGCTGCCTTGTCGGTCATGCCACGGCCTCAGTTATGCGCTTGGTGACAGTGCTGCCGATGGTTGCGGCGTCGCCTTCCAGTTTCAGAGCGTCGTTCCCAGACTGCATATCGCCTTCCAGCAGCAGGTATCCATCCTCGTCGCCTTCGAGCAGAAGCAGGTGGTGAATGAACGAGGTCGCGCCGCCGCCGGGCGTGCCGGACACGCGCTTGGTACTCCCGCCCGCCGCCGCAGCGGTGATCCGCTTGGTGACATCGAGCGCCGGCGCCTCAGACACCCGCGCCGTCTGCCCGCCGGACGCCGTGCCAGCGACCCGCTTGGTGGTGACGGTCGCCATGTCAGCCCGTCAGGCTTCCGCGCGAGCCGCGGTCGCGACGGCCTGACCCGCCCCAGCGCGCCGAGGTCCATGAGCCGGGAGGGAGGAACTTCGGCTGCGGCTCGTTCATGGCATCGGTGTTCAGCGCCCGCTTGCGCGCCTTGTCCCGGAGCACCTCGACCCTCTCGATCAGGCCCATGTTCTGTGTCACCGCCGGCCCGATGCGCGTCGCCAGCTCCAGCTCCACGAACCTCGTGAACTGCGCCGGCCACCGGTTGAGCGCGAACCCCAGTCCGGTATCGTTGGACACGTAGCGGAAGTAGACTGGCGTGGAGTCCGCAGACCAGAAGTTGGAGTCGTCGTAGTACTGCAGGAGCGGAACGGAGAAGTATTCGTCCAGCGACACGCCGATGGTGCGGACCCAGTCCGATGGCTTGGCGAACACCTCGGCAAAGCCGAAGGACGGCGTCACCCCGGTGTCAGCCGCGATCTTCGCCGTCTCCATGGCGAAGTTCCAGGAGCCTGCGGCAATGCACTCGTTCACCACCTGGGAGTAGCAGGACGCGAGCTCGGCCGGCCCGCGGCCGGGATCGCCGGTGTCGGTCAGGCGTTCGTTGCCGAGCGCCTGCAGAGCGCCGTTCCAGACCCCGAGTTTCGTGGCCATGGTGGTGGATTTCCTGTGGTTGAGGCTTCAGTCCGAAGGCGGAATGTGGTAGGTTCGGAACGAAACTTGGAGACCGAAATGGCGCACGACCCACATGACACGCACATTAATCCACCGCATGTCGTCTTCGCCGACGATCTATCGGTGTCGATGGCTGATCCGGATCTAGAGCGCTGCCAACAAATTTATGCCGATGGCGGGGCGGATGCTCTCCGCGCTTTTATCGACGAACGAGCACGAGTTGCACGCCTTCGCGATGAAGGCATTCCTGACGCCTGCGAGCCGATGACATCTCACGACCTAGCTCAGGACTACGACGAGTATCGGCGCAAGGAGCGCGTGGCCGATAAGGCGCGCATCGCAAGGCTGGAGGCGGCGCTGCGCGTCCTGTGTGACAGCGTTGAGCGCATCGCTTTCGAGATGCCGCCGCCTAACGAGTATACGCCGCAGTTTGTTCAGCGCGCGCAAGCTGCACGACTTGTCCTGCTATACGACGTAAGATGAGGAGCCTTTAAGCCGCCTTCTTCCCCGCCGCCACGGCCCACGCCACGGCCAGCTCCGCAGTTGGGAACTGCTCGCCGTCCGCAACCACAGCCCCATCCGCCTTGCGCAGTACATCGAACCCGCGCTTCTCCGCGTTCCACTCGATGGCGAACTTGCGCCCGGCCCACGGCTTCTCCGTCTCCAGATCGACCGGCATGCACTTGCCGCTCTGCGGATCGACGGAAGGCCCGAGGCATTTGACGATGAGGCCGCCCTCCTTCATGATCTTCTTCACGTAGAGCAGGGCGTAGAAGGCATGATCCTCAGTCCCAAGCTCCACGAACGCGCCGGTCATGTCCTGACCGCCGGTGTAGTGGTTCTTGCCGAGGTTGGCGGACACGTAGCTCCAGAACGCCGGGTTGAGCACGTCGTCATAGTCCCAGTCGGCCGGCAGCGTCGCCTTGAAGCGGGCGCGGCGGAACTCGGAGACCTCGAAGGCCGACGGCTTCAGCTTGCGCACGGTGGCCTCGCGCAGCGTCTGCGGCGGGACGGGGGACTGCGGAAGCGGCGTCATCACCGGTTCCACCTTCGGCATCGGCTTCATGTTTCGTGCGGGCTTGGGGGCAACGGCAACGTCAGACATGTGTGTTCTTTCCTGTTTGATGTTGTGGACGCATGAAGACAAGTACGGTGCACCGAAGGGCGAACCGTGCTAACTTGCGCAGCAAGTTAACTGAGACGAAAGGCTCATCAGATGAAGCCAACCTTCAACCCAATTCAAAAAGCTGATGACCTGTGGGAGGACGGCCGCCCCACAAAAACGGGCCTGCTAGATGAAGCCCTGGGTGACCTGCGCAACGCCATTGCGGCTGTCAAAGAAACAGCAGCACAAGAAACCGCTCTTTCCGACAAAGATGTGCGCCACATCCTCAACGCATACTTGTCGCAAGCGTATGTCACGATCCATGTGGTAAACGGAGAGATCGTGTTTAATATCCTTATAGAAGACATCTACGAAGATACGCTAGAGGGCAAGTTGAAGACGATCACGGAGGATTGGTTTGAAATTGTCATGCCTGCTGACGATTCCACCATCGCGGATGATCTCCACGCATGGAGAACATTCCATGAATGGCTCGGGTCGCAATTGAAAAAGCACGACCCCGCGTGACACAAAAAGGGCGGGCAACTTTCGCCGCCCGCCCCAGTGTTGCTGTCCGCCCGATTACAGGTTGCCCGTGTCGAGCGTGATGGTCCCCGTCGTCGCGCCGGTGTCCTGAACGGCGGTGAACTTGCCGCTGTAGACGATGGCCGCGGTCGGGGTGGCCCTGTTGATGACCTCGATGCGGTCACCGACAGTCACGCCAAGGTTCTTGGCGTTGGCGAAGTAGCCGGCGCCCTCGTACGTGCCGACGGTCTCGCCGCCCGAATCGAGGTACACCCACTTCTTCGGGCCGTTGGCCGGAGCCTGCGACTCCAGGCTCAGTCTGCCTGCATCATAACCCATGGTTCATACCTCCGATCAGATGCCGCTCGCATCATGCAGGAACTGCACGATGCCAGACTGGGTCAGCAGCTTCGCCCCGGTGAAGGCAGTGGCCCTGGAGAACCAGTAGTCCTGCTCCTCATCGTAGCCGAAGGCCGTACGCATGCTCTCGGTGTCGAAGGCGCTGCCAAGCGCATCGCGATGGTAGAAGTAGCACTTCTCCGAGGCCGTGCCGACGCCGGTCAGGTTCGGATGGAAAATCCAGTTGAACCCGGCCCAACGCTTGACGCGGAGCATCGGCCCCATGAGCGGCTTGACATCCACATACTGGGAGTTGTTGAACTCCGGGATCTGGATGAGGTAGCCGCGAACGGCAGGCGTCATGACCGCCCACATGTTGTCCTCGTTCTCGGTCGGGACTTCGTTCTCGCCGAGGGTGGTCGAGGCTTTCGCAACGACCGAGAGGGCAAACGTGGTTGCCGCCCCGAGGTTGTTGGTCGCCGTGTCGAGCTGCCCGACGATGTCGGCATCGATGCGGCGATTGAGAACCTTGCGGGTGGACTCCTGCATCAACCTCTTCAGGTCGCCCTGCGACTGGAAGATGTTGAAGTCGGTGGACCTCACGAGGTCGTGCCATTCCGTG